GCAAAGGAATCTTGCTGATATCCCAGATCTTGTTCATTACATCTTCACGGATTAGTCCGCCACGCACGACTCCTTTTAGGTCTGCGCTGTCTAAATTTGCTGTACTCATTTTATCCTTCCTTTAAAAGTTCGACTATTGCATCAGTCTGGGCAGATCTTTTTGCTGCTCCACTTGACGACTTAGCACGTTTGGTTAATGTGTCTAATTTGGTGACTTTCTTCGAAACTTTCTTTCTATCTGATTTTTGGAATTTTGGAATTTTCTTTCCAGTCTTTAGCTTGACTTTCTTGACACCTTCGCGAAAACTTTGAGCATCCTTGATGATTTCAACGAGTCTAGCATCAGCAATGCTGCCGAACTCATCATCGGTAAAGCCATAAGTGCCTGTAGTAAATTCACGCATAGTATCAAAAGCGGCTTTCAACTTTGTCCTATCACTCCACTCAGGATTGTTTTCAATCATCTTGCCAACTTGAGTTCTCATGTTGTCATCAGCCATTTGCTGATTCTTACTTGTGAACTCATATTGTTGTTTCTGCTGCTCCTCTTCAATAGCAGAATAGACGTTATTGATTTCCGTCTGTCTGGTATTAAAGTCTTGCATACTAGCAGCATATTCTGCAGGATTCTCAACCCTAAGCTGATCCCAATTAATCGAATTGAATTCTTTGTTAAGAGTATTGCCTAAATACTCAGTAAGTTTTGAAACATCACCTAGTCTTTTTTCGTATTCAGCAGAAGATACATCCTTCTCTGATTCAAATTTGACTCTATCTTCAGATAATGATTTTGACTTATTGGTATTATTTCTGTTATTCTGGAACCCAGCTATGAGGGTTTCCATATTAACTGTTGACTCTTCTCCATCTACTTTGACTTTGACTCCACTAAAGTTTCCATCTTCGTCAATTTCGATTTTTGAATCATCAACACCCAAAGCACTAGACCATGTTTCATCAGATTCACCTTCAGAGGTTTCTTCCTCATCAGACTCTTCTTCATCACCATCATCTTTGCTTTCGTTTTCCGAATCATCGGACACATCACTTTCTTCGGTAGATTCATCAGATAGCTTTTCAGCGTCATTGGAATCGCCTTGGTCAGATTCTTGTAAATTATCGGGGTCTTCAACAAGAAGATCTACAATACTATCAATCGCGTCAACGTTCGCTGTTTCACCAGTAGAATTAGTTTGTGCGGCTGTATTCATAAAAATTACCTATTTCCTTGCAATTGTTCTAATTGCTTTTTAGCTAAATAACTAGCATCAATATCACCTTTGATATTAGCAGCTAGTGCATGAATTGAGTATTGCATGAGCTTTAGCTTTTGCAATCCATCAATATCAGTTATCGACAAGTCTTTGAACTTATTGAAAATTCTTTCATCAGACTGCTTGATGAAATCATCAATATATATCTTATTTGCTCTTTCCGCGCGGTCGCCTCTATCAATATCAGACAACATCAGCGATTCTATTTCAGCATCATTCATTTTGACACCGTGTCCAGGTTGCTCTCATAGTTAGCATTCTCATCAGTAGCTCCTGATTCCTTTTCTATTCTTGTCATATCTAAAGCAAATCTCCTATCACTCTCTTCCTCTCTGAGTTCAAGCTCAGCAATTTTTGCCCTGCTATCAGTGAACAGCTTGGCTTCACTAAGCTGTGTTTCAAGCATTTTAATTTCCGCGTCATGCCCTTGCTTGAATAGTTGTAGTTGATTCTTGGCAATATCTGATTCAGCCTTGTGCCCAACTCCCTGCATAGTTGCTTTGGCCTTGCCCATTTCAGCATTAGCAATATCAGTCTGAGCCTTGATCATTTGCTGATCCATTTCATCCTGCTTCTTTCTGGCCTCTTCGTTAGACTTATCAATCTCTTGTTTCTTTTCTTGACCTTCTTTGGTTCTTGGATCAATATAATACTTGCTAGCACCAGGTAGCCCAGAGAATTTACAGAAGTCATCTAGTGCATCATATACCTGTTGTTCACCTAATAGTGATTGCTGACCCGAAGCAACTATCTTCTCTTGATACAAAATGACTTCACGCACTGCTGCAACTTGTGCCTGCCTATCCCCAGTTCCAGTACCTACTCTAACAGTAGATGAAGTCCTGTCCATCCAAGAGGCAGGGTTTATATCCACCCATTCGCCTTTAAACTTATACCCCTTGACTGCATCACTATGATCGCGGGACAGGTCGCGGATTTTAGTAAATAGTGGCTTTAGCCCGGTTTCAGCTATAACTCTTATTATAAGCCCTACAAGCTCTTCCTTGGCGTTCATTAGGCGGTCAAGCCCTTGGGAGCCTACATTTTCGCCTATATTTTGAGGCGAGGCAGCGCCCTCAGCGGAAACCCCTACACGACCAGCACCAACTTCATCTAAGTACCCCATCATCATCTGGGCACCGTCAGAAATAGATGGAGTAACTAGCGGCTTTACTGAATCTAATGTCTTAGCTCTGATGATTCCACCAGGCCTGCTAATGAGGAGATCATCTAATTCAACTTGCCCATCAACTACTACAGTACGCTGATTGTTCTGCAAATACAGGTTGTCAAACATGTTCCGCCAGAGAGAGGTCTTCTGATCTTGTATCTCCTTTAATCTGTCATAGATAGACAAGCCTTTGAACTTATGGCTCATCAAAATCGCAGTAGTCGTGACCCATGGTGGAGCGGACACTTCTTCAATATCAAGAACATGAGTAGGTGTGTCACCGCCAATAAGTGTAATCTTCACCCTTTCCGCGATGCCATCCTCATTTATGTCCATATAGGTGAAGCACTCAGCAATATCAATTTCCTTCAGAGACTTATCAAGAGACTCATCAAAGGTTATGTTCTCACCTTGCGATTCAAATCTAAAACTAGACTCGTCATATGATGAACTATTTGCATCATTAATGATATCTGAATCATATCCTGCTTCTATTAATTCTGATGCAGTCTTGCTGGTTACATGAGCGGTAAATCTAGCCTTGTCTGCATTAATAGAGTTATGATCACTATTTATGCGGAAGTCCTCTCTTGGTATTGATTCAACAATAATTCTGCCGTTCTTGTGAGTATACTTCACTTTAATGTCAACGACTGGTATGATTTGCTGATCTGGAGAATACTCTTCTCTCTCAGTAAGCTCCATGACTTCTACATTAGGATCAGATAGTATGACTACAAGAGTTTGTGCATCAACTCCAGTATACTCAGAAGTGGTTTCCTTTACTGAATTTTCATAGTAGACTTTCAGTATTCCGTTGTTTTGAAGCAATGCATCCTTGGCAAACTGATGAATGGCTACAAAGCCATCATTCTGCTTCATCAACACATCATAGGTATATGCAGATTCTATCTGAGCCTGGTCTTCATCACCTTCGTGAACTGGATCAAATACAACTACCTCATTTGTCTGGGTAAAGCTCTTCATTATTTGAGGCATTATCCACTCAATAGCATCTGCTACATCAGTAGATGTTACTTGGGAGTTGCCATTAACTTCTAATCCATTAGGGTTGCCAAGATAATAATCAAGAGGTGTCTCAAGATCATTCTCCTCCGCTTCCGCGTTTGCTAGCTCAGCACCAATTATGGCAATTATGCTCTCATCATCAATCACAATATAGACCTTTCAATTCTGCTATAATCCAATGGCTTACTATTTCCAAATCCACCTATGACTCTCCCTCCACCTACTGCACCAAGGAATAAGTATTGTACTGCATCTGATATATGAGAGTATTTATTCTTATCAGGTTTATCCATAAATCTTTGTTCTCCGGTGACTTGCACCCTTTTGTATTTGTATCCGCCTGCAAATGCTTTCCTAGTCATTGTTGCCTTAGGGCAGATGATGAATGCAGGGTGTCCGCTGAAGTCTAGCCTTTGAAGGTAATCAGCTACCACTTCACGTCTAATAATAGGATCATTAGTATAAGTAGGAACTGCAGAAAGTCCTTGATTCTGGAGAACCATGAATGGCGTAACTTCATCTGTTTGTGCTCGCTGGTCTCCAGCCGGATCTCCATAAATCTCTATGTCTTGTGTAGGAAAGTCATGATCTAGCTTTTGTTTAAGGAATTTACCAAAGTTCATTGCGCCCATATCAAACGTAACGAATTCATCAATTAACTTAACTTGTCCTGTAGCAGTTATGACCCCGATTGCTGCAGCAGGAGTGAGGCCAAAATCTATTCCTATATAAATGGTATCATTAGGTGCTGGTACATAGTCAATATCAGTACTATGGATATCATCATTATACTCTGGGTAACAAGGCTTGCCATCAGATATAAAGCCGTATAATCCATGAACATAGACGTTTATCCATTCTTGTGTTTTTCCTGACTGCATCTTTTGATAGTATCCAGTCGGCAGATTGTCAATATTTTCCGCGTTTGGGGCGAGTCCAGAAGGCTGTTTGAAGATGGCATAATCTTCAGGGGTGTCCTTCTCAAATAGTGAGTAATACCAATGATCAAAATCAGGTGGATTTGTATCCATTATAAGTCCCCACCAGGATGCTCCACCTTCACGTTTTGATGGGTATCTTCCAAGTCGGCCAATTAGCATATCCATAACTGCTTTTGGTATTTCACGGACTTCGTTTATCCATCCGCCTGTCAGCTCTAGTGAAAGTAGCTTCTTAATATCGTCAGGTCGATCAAGCGCGCGGAACATAATTTCACACTTAACTGTGGTGTCATCATCCATCGTGAATATGAGATTGTGCTTTAAATTACCTGCTTCATATTTGCCACCCATATCATCTTTGTCAAACCAATCCCACCAAGTTTGCATGGTAGTATCAATTAGTTCACGATACGTATTTCTTATGATGACAAACCTAGTTTTCCTTATTCCATTGGGATAATCTGCGTTTCCGTAGAATGGATCTTGTTGGCATGCCTTCATAAAGATGTCCCAGCAGCAAGCAACAGATTTTCCGCTTCCGATCGGCCCAATCAGAGTTCTAACGAACGAATTATCCTTATGAAATAGCTTTCCTGTATGTGATGGCCTATATTCTATTGTATCAGCTACAGGAGTGATGGCTATATTGGGTTGCATTTGATTATTTGATCTTAATTAATCTAATATCACTCGAAAGGATTTCTTGCCTTTCTGCTCAGTATCTGCTGCATTCTCTTCCCATTCTTCGCTAAACCTTATCAGATAGGATAGGGCGACTTGTCCGCCTCCACGTTGATCCATTTGATTAAAAAGAGCGTGCACAGCCCTTTTATTTCCGCCTGCCCGTCCCATTTTATAGTGATAACGGAAGAATTTGAAATCTTCAGACTCAACATCTAGATCTGATAGATTCACACCGAAGAAATCCGCTACTTCAATTTGAGACATACCTGCTGACATAGTGTTGATGATCGCTCCTTCGTAATTTTCATCGAAGTATATCATCTCATTCGTTTTCCATTCAGGCTCTTTCATTTTCTTATCTCATTTCTCTTTTAAAAAATTCCTTTATTTATTGATGCTGTACAGATACAGCATACTCCCTTTTTAAAGGAATGTAAAGCTTTATTATAATAATTATTTTATAGTTAATTTATAGCATATCATGCTACCAATTGGTGCTTCGCATAGCTTTTCCGCGCTTGTGGTGTGCGGTTATCAGTGGATTTTTGATTTTGATTTTGAAATTTTTTTTTTTTTAGGATGTGTGTTGGGTGGCGCTCTGGCTTAGACCAGGACGACAGACCCCCTCCCCCTCTTATGCTACCGCTTCATACCATCGAATACCCGACCAAATCAGTAGGGAATAGTATATTAGAACTCACTACTATTCCGGAAAGCAAGGCGGGTAGCGGCCTGTAGCCTTATAGCTAAAAGTTATAACTATATAGCTAATGGGTCTTTGGGATTTCACTGTTTCCGGTTAACCTGGCATTGTCGTCAACGAAGGGCGACTATTTTTCTAACTATATAAGGTAATGATTATGACTGATTTAACTAACATGACACTAGCGATTTGGATGGATTCTGCAGAAGCCCATAAACTTGGGTATAAGGCGGCCACTTTGAAATGGAAGAAGGAAGGTGCAAAGGGCAAGAAACAGGGCTTTCGTGCTAACTTCTACAATGCATTGATAAACGGTGAAGACTTGGTGGATAAAGAAGATGCAGTGCTGTTTGCATTAAACAATGGCGGATCTGATAACGACATTAAGCAGATAAGCCACTTCATGGAAATAGCAAAACTAGTCCAGAAGGTGCGTGAAGCATAGGTGGCTTGGCGGCTCTGCAAAGAGCCGCCTTTTTTTGCCTAAAAAACACGTAATGATGCACGATAGTATTTTGGAAATGAGGAAAAAGTATGATGTATATTAAAAGCATAAGTAAAAATGGTGATTTAATGCAAGAGCGCACATTCAAGCTGTTGTGTCTATCATGCAACTGGGATGCAGACAAAGTGCGGCGCAAAATAGGTGAAATGGGCTACACATATAATGGATACTCTGTGTTTTCACTAGAATCAATGGTTAACCTAGCTGCAGCAAAATGGAAAGCGGGAATCCGGAGCGAGAAGGCGGGAATAGCGCCCTAAAATAGGCTCCGAAAACGGCCTCTAAGCTCGCTAGGCGCTACTAGCGGGCTTTTTAGCGTTTAGGGATACTAGGCGCTAGGTTTCAAATTATCGTCTAGTCTAGGAGATTCCAGAGCGCTGCAGTATCTTCCACCTCCGGTAGTATGAATCCATGATGCTCACATATTCTGATGCGGCACATGCCACCTTTGACCACTTTTCCGCGGTGGATGCCCAGATAATCAATTTGTGAATCATCCTCCCATATCTTTGCATGAGTGACCGCATCCAGTAATGCCTTCATATAATTATCAAGATCACGTTGCCTCTTATCAGGTGGATAAAGGATGACATCAACAGATAACCTCAAGTCATTTTTCATCCCATAGACCATTTGTTCGTTAGCTGCATGCATAACTCGCAAGCGGAATTCACGCCCTTTCTTGCTTATAAAGACTCCGCGCTTGGTATGCACATAATATGAATTAACAGTCGGTGGGAAGCCAACATCTAGGTGTATTTCTTGCATAATGCCCTCTTTTGTATTCTCATGATACCTAAAGGTTTAGGAAAACCCCGTAAGTAGTTGATTTATAACGATAAGAGATGATTTTTCCTTTATAAATCAACTACTTATAGCGATAAGTTAAGTTCTAGTCTAGAAAAAATCGCTTTTCTAACGTTTGTTAGGTCGTAAGTCATTGATTTCATTACTATCGACGTTCCCGCTTTGTTTGACCCTACTGTGTGCGACCCCCTATTTGCTCCCCTATTTTACCTTATATATCAATTAGTTAGGAGAGAGAGTATAAGATAGTAGATGGGTAGTCGAAAGCGAATTCTAACTAGCGTTAGATTCCTCGCTCGGGCGCCCTCGGGCGGTCAAAAATGTTTTTCCGACCTTCGTTGCCAACCCCTTGTTTTATAACGATTTCCCGAAATAATAGAGGGGAGAATTAGGGGTTTTTTTCTCCCTGAAAAACCCCCTATTTCCCATCGCTCCTATTTTCTCATTAAAATAAGCACCAAATCCGGCCAAAATCGACCCCAATGAGCACCAACAGCGCGGAAACTTCATCTAAAATAAATCCCTGAATTCATTTCTGATGCGCTCTTTTAGCACGATATATTCAGTAACACCACTATTAAGGTTACCGATAAAATCAATTCCAATCCATTTATTCTCAATCATGTATTCAACAATAGCATCTACGCCGGATTTGCCATATGCACCAGTAGCCTCCCTAGCTCCTTTGCTACTCTTTAGCAATTTCCTCAACATACTTCTAGGCAATCTACTCTTCTTCCTATCAACCCTAGTAAGTTGAAGCGCTCTACTGGCATAACCTTTATTCAGATCATTACACAATACCTTAACAACCTTTGGCAGCACAATATTTTTAATAACATGATACATATCATCATCCCCACCTGCCTCAAAGAACTCTTCAATGCCATCCATCTCAAATTTATGCAGAGACTTTGCCCATTCCCATTCTTTCTCTCCTATATGCAACTTCCTGGCACCCTTCTCCGCGGAGTTATTGAGAACACTACATAGGCATGCAACCTTCCAAGCCTTCAATCCAGATCTACTCAGCATCCTACTCCTAATTGGATCCTCTTCCAAGCATGCATGAGACTCTTTCTTGCAACTATCTGTAAAATCCCACATGTCTTCAGTAACAACAAATTCACTTGCATCAGGATTATCATCACGTTGAGTGGCATTACATCTGCTCATCAAATTCTTAATCTTTGAACCCAACCTAGGTGATATACCATATTCTTTATCTCTATTCAGCTTATGAGTTTCAGCCCTAACGCGGAATATATGCATGCGTGTTATCTCGCCAGTATCCGTTCCCCCTCTCAATGCCTTCAAGAATATATCTGGAGTAGATTCATTTACCATACTAAAACAAGGAGCAGAAACTGCCGGTATACTATTCTTTGGATCACTATACACTTCCTCTTGCATCTTCTCACTAGCACCACTTTTACCATAAAGATCCAAAATAGTCCTAGTCAAACCAGCCTTATCTCCTGACTTGCTACTGAACATAAAGCCAGCCTCTGTGAAGACACTAACTATGCACCTCTTGGTATGCAATGTTTCCATCAAACCCTTTGGCCCAGTATACCTTCTAGCACCAGTAAATGCTGCTGCACCACTAAATATGTCCGCCTCATCTAGTGTCCTACTAATGAAGCTATCAATTATACTTTTACCCTCCCCAGTATTCATCAATAAGGTAACATAAAGATTCAACCCTGTACCATTAACATTAAACCGGCGACCTGCTACGCCTGCAACTAGACCTAAAGCGGTTACTATGCTTATGACTCTATTAGGATAGTCACTATACATATACACTGAACGAGCAAGCGCTCCCATCAACCCTGGAGGCCAATCAAGCATATCAACATCACTTCCTTCTTCCCCTCCAATAATGACATCACCAATGAAGTCTTCCTCAGCACTTACATCTGAACCCAACTCACAAAGACGCGGAATATCATCATATCTGGATTGCCAACGCACACTATCTACCTTATCCTTGCACCCCATCATCATGCCTTGGACAGTAGATATGACAAGAGCCTTATTGCAACCATCCTTAGTCATCATATAAATCTGCTTCCTCAAGGCATCATGCAGACCTTCCTTGCCATTAAAAATAACATCTGCAATTGACCCCAAACTATCTACATCATCTTTCGACCCTTGAACCACCTCAACTCCTTGAGTCATTTGAGTCACTTTCTTTACTCGAGTCACTTTCTTCACCATATCATACTGGGTGCCATCCATATTCTCATAATGTTCAAACAAACTATCATCAGGGTCGTCTCTGGTAGGAAGGAACCATGCTTGAGACCATGTGCCCATCTCACCTGTATACTTTATGCTAACACCTGCCTTTGTAAGATCAGATATTATACTCTTGGCCGTATCAGGCATATTAGCCTTGGCATCTACATCGCATGGGATAACGACGCGGAAGTTGTTTGAACCTTCACTATGGCTATGTGACGTATAGATGAAATGAATGTAATCCATAAAGACTAATGCATCATGACACTCTTTAGGGGTACACTCACTATTATCTGCATCAATGACAAGGAAGTCAGACGTAAGCAGACTACTGTCATGCCTGAATAAACCGGCGCCAAGATCTTTGCCACTACGAGTAACATACTTCTCCTCATGTTCTGGAACACCTCTAAGGAAGTAGCTCTCATGCTTGCCTCCAGGCTGGCATGCAGAACAGAACGCGGAGAACTCTCTGAAGCTCATTTTGCCAACACTTAGCTTTACATTCTTGATGTTGCCTTTAGCCATGGCAATACGCATTGCTGCGTCTACATCAAACACTCTCAGTTCCCTCCTCTGCTTCCTCAGCCTCCTCTGCCTTCGTACACTTGGTTATGATCTGAGATATCCTTGCATATGAGATACCAAATGCATCAGCAAGCATCTTACGCGGAATGCCCTCAAGGAACATAGCATATATGTCATCATTCCTTATCTTTGCAGGCACAAACCCGATAAACGTATTTGCATCAAAAGAATAATCAAGCGCTCCATCATTCTTCTTCTGCCATATACTCCAGCTTGCAGGCATCTCTTCTTTATCGAATGGGTTGCCACAATCTCTCATTCCAGCAGGAACATTGCCACTGAGTACATTATTTCCATTTTTTCTGCCAAAGCTATTCATAATCAATCACCTCATTTAATTTTAAACGTAAAAAAGCTATATTTTACCTTAAATAAACTTAAAATAAAAGGTTTTCTTTTATCTTTTTTTAAGGTATACTATTACCTTATGATTTATTGTAGTTTATATGGTAGATTATATGAAAGACTAACTAAAATGGGAATGATTATGAATATATTAGAAACATTGAATACAGCACGTGAAGTGCTAGTGGCTGCTGAAGAAGTAGCTGAAACAATACGTGTAAATGCCAACCTATCAACTGAAGATATT